AATATACTATTTCTAGATATTTTTTGCATATTTTATAATTTAACTATTTGTTTGTACAGCTTGTTGTTCTCTTTGATATTGTGTAACACTTTCAATATCACCAGCTAATATCATAGCTGTATTGTCAGCTATTATTTCAGCTACATCATCATTAAACTCACATTCTTGATCTGATGTATAAAAAGTACCTGTTGCTATATCTATACAACCATTGAATTTAATTTCTCTAGGTTTTCTATAATATATTAAATGACATTCAGGAATAGTAAATTCACCATTTGTATAAACTTTAAGTTTATTACTCATTATAGTTGAAACAGTTTCAGCCCAGTCAAAGTTAGGTTGTTTATTTTTATCATCTAATATGATTGATATATTAGCTTCTTCTACTTGATACACTGTCATCCTACGTGGAGGACAACATTCTTTCTCAGCAAATACATCTGTTCTAACATAGTGAAGATAATCATCTGGTAGATTAGAGCATTCATAATAAATACCTTTATCCACCATTGTTACTTCTACATGTTTTAATAACTTCTGTACATCATCAACTATTCCACTACTTTGTTCAGCACCTTCTTTACGAGTATTAATAGCATATAGTTGTCTTCTAGTCCACTCAATCTGAGCTTTATTAGCTGCTTCTTGAATCTGCCAACATTCTAGATTATCATAATCCAATGAGGCTAACTTATTCAGTCTCTGCTTTATTTTAATCTGTAAGAGGTTATTATTCATAGTTTAACATTTCCATTTTTTTCTTGCTAATCTTAATCTACTATTTGGATCTTTTGCTGCATTAGGAAACTTTTTCATTTGACCTGCAGATCTAGCACAAAATGATTTTTTTCTAGGACCTCCTTGAGGTTGAGGAGCTTTGAGATGAGAACCTGGATGACTACTATTATAAGAAGCTCTACCTTTAGCATTTAAACCACCTGTAGGATTTTTACCTTCTTTTCTGGTCCAAGCTGGAGTCTTTGCCATATTATTATTTTTTATAAGGATGTTCTTTATGCCATTTTTTAACTGAAGCTACTCCCTGTTTAACAGTTTTAGCTTTAGATTTTTGAGTAAGGTCTATAGTGTCCCATTTTCCTTTATCTGATGTAGGATGAGTAACCATAATATCACCCTTCTTACCTTTACCTAAACCTGTAGCACTTTCTTTTTTATATACTACATGTTTCTCACCACCTGCTGTAACTTTAGTTTTCTTAGCCATTATTTTGGTAATCCTGCTTTAAAAGTTGTTGTTAAATCAGTAAAAGTTGATGCTCCTTTTGCTAGTTTTTGAAAACTAACTACATCTATATATGCTTCATATCCATCATCTACATTTATAAAAGTACCACTCATAAAAAATATATCTCTTGTACTACCATTAATTAAATTTGCTCCACCTATTGATTTTATACCTGTAGTACCTACTAAAAATGTTTGACCAGCAGCTCTTATAATTTCTGTAGCTATTACCATTTGAGCAGGTGTAACTGATCCAGTTAATGGAGCTAGTAATGTTCTATTAGCTGGTTGTGCTATTATATTAGTTAAAAAGAATTGTTGATAATCATCAACAAAATTTGATTGTACAGGTGTACCAGCATTACTAATAGCCCAACTTACAGCTGCAGCCACTGCACCACATGAAGTATTTTGTCCTGTTTGTCCTCTTCTAATTATAGAACCAACTGTCCCATTACTAGATATACCTATATGAGGCATATTCATAACAAACAGATTTCCTGTATTAGTGACATGACTAGCATAAGCTCCCAGTCCAGTGATACCTGTATGAGGATAACCAGCTAAACCACCAGACATAAATGGTCCTAAAAAATCATTCAATGATAAAGGATGTTGTCCTAAGTTATCATTATCTACAAAATTAGCAGCATTAATATCATCAGAACAAACTGATAAAGACATCAATGTATCATTAGCAGGATAGCCTAAGTTCTTTAAAAACTTCTTGGTATATTCTCCAAATGCTTGAGCTGATACAGCATTAGGGTATGTAACTCTAACTGTATTAGTATAAGAAGTTGGATTTCTATATTCTGTGTTTTCATTTATCACCTCAATCCAATCTCCTGGTTTAGGTTTTCTAAATGAATAAGTTAATGTACCAGCAGCTATTGAACCATCTGGCTTACGTAGTACATAAGGTTTTTTAGGTTTGGTATTATTACTTCTCATTTTATTTTTTAGATTTTATTTTCTTTTCTTGTTTAAGCATTTCAGCAGATGGTTTTTTTCCAGAGCCTTTATTTTCACGGATGGAATCCCATAATCCATGTTGAGAAACAGAACCATCTTTACGTTTAATCATTTGCTTACTCATACTATTTTACTTTAATAAGACTAGCCACTTTAACAGTATCAATCTTAATACTGTCTTTTACTTTTACACTGTCAATACCTTTTAAAGAAACTGTATCAACAGAATTAACTACTTCTGAATTAGATTGACAACTATTTAATGCAACTAATGATACTAACACTAAACTTACAATTACTTTTTTCATGTTTTTATTTTGAGGGTTTATTACTTTTTTTTCTTAGCACCTGCTATTTTATCAGCAAATGTTATTTTATTTTTAGGGGGAGCTAATGCAGCAAACTTCTTTTGAGATGGTGTCATACTTTTAACAGTTCCACCTTTTTTCATTTGAGTGTCTCTCATCATAGTTCCATTAGACATACCACCCATTTCCATTTTCTTTTTAATAGATCCACCAATTTTCATATAACCCATTTTAATTGCAGCTTTTTTATCAGCAGCCATATCTTTTTCAGAACCTTCTTTGTCATGAGCTCCTTTAGCATCCATCTTCTTATCATAAGAAGATTTTTCATAAGCAGCCATTCCACCTTTTTTCTTGGGACCTATTGATCCACCTTTTTTCATGCTATACATATTATTTATTTTTTTCTATTTTTAGCCATTGCTTTAAAAGTCTTTATGTTTTTGAAGATACTCCAGTAATCTTTCTGCAGTGTTTACATTATCATCAATTTGTCCAAGAAATCTATTACAATTTCCACATAACAAACCTCTAACTTTTCCTGTCTTGTGACAGTGATCAACTGCTAATGATCTATCTAGCTTATCTTCATGTTTATGACAAATATAACATCTGGAATCTTGTTCAGATAACATTTCATTATATTTCTCAGGAGTAATACCATATTTTTTCTTAAGTATATGTGCTCTCTGCTTATCTAAGTTATATAGTTTTTTACTTCTAGTTATATAACATTCTTTACAATACCAGCCATTTTTAGGTCTATCTAAAATATCTTTCCAAGTATCACAATTTGTACAAAAGAATTTACCATTTTTATATAAATTATAAGTTTCAGCTTCAATTTTAAGTAACTCTTCAATAGATATACCTTTTCTTTTAGCTCTTCTAGCTATTTGATAAGGATGTTGATTTCTTATAGATTCTTTTTTAATTCCACTCATTTTTTCTTACTCATCTTGCGAAAAGTCTTAGCTAAATTATAACGTTTAGAACCAGGAGGACATGTAGAACTACCAAACTTAGAACCTGTACAAGGTTTATCAGTTCTCATTCCTTTAACAGCTCCTTGTATCCAATTTTTTTTACCTTTAGCCATAACTTATAAATTTTTATTGATTCCAATGTTTTTCTACTTTCTTAGTTAAGTCCCCAAGAATTTCTTCATTTAAAGGATTTCTAAGATATTCAACTACATCAGTTAGGTTACGTCCTAATAATGTTGTAGTTTGCATATGATAAATAAATCCATCAGCTTTGGTAGCAATATATCTATAGTAATTACTTTCTTTAACTATAGCTTTTATTTTTAAAGCTTCCATATCTAAATTAGCAGCCTCAATAAACTTCTCTGCAGTTTTTCTTTTGTTCTTATCTACAGACTCTCCGTTAATAAACTTATCCATGTTATCATAGATGATGTCATTAGGAGTGGTTTTTTTATACTGAGCACCGTTGATGTCAAGTGTCTTAGCTACTAAGAATAACTTATTCTGATTTTTATTATAAAGTTTCTCTAATTCAGAAAGAGCTTTATTTCTAAGTTTCTTAACTTCTGTATTAACCGATGCACTCTCTTCAAGTCTATCTAAATAAAACTTAGGAGGGGTAGCCATTCTACGTGCTTCTTCTAAAGATTTAGCCACCATAGAAAATCCACCAGCTTCAATTGCATAAAGTCTAATTAAATCATATGGGTCTGTAGCTGGTTCTAAATGAACTGGTTCATTTCCACATCTGATTTTAATCTTATCCCAGAAATCACTATTATCTAGTTTAAGTAATTTTACTTTATTCCAGAACATTTCATCATTAGCATCAATAACATTAGCAGCTAGTTCTTTTTCTAACTGAGCCACTATGCTTCTAATTTGTTTCACCTTAGCTTCTTGATCTTCTAAAGGAAGATTCTTAACTTCAGGAGCATACTCATTTAATCCTGTAAGGTATCTTTTAATACCATTAATTTCTAAACAAGCAATAGTTTCTTCATGAAAAGCTCCATCAAAAAGACTAAGTCCATATTTCTGTAAGCCCATGTTATCTACTTGAACATCAAAATAAGGACGGATTGCAATACTAGATTTCTTGTTCTGTGGATACTTTTCCACAATTGTTACATTACTCATTGGTTGGTTTTTTGTTTTTTTTATATATCTAATTCGGATTTATTCCGAATAAAGTATTCTGTTTTTACATCAAATTATGATGTAGCAAAAGGGGTAGTTATTGTACCACTTGCTAAAATTGTACCACTTACATTCCATACTGTTGAAGAAATACATTCTACAACAATTCTAGTTCCTTTAAGACCACCAGTTGTAGTACCACTTTGGGTAATAGCAACATGTGTAGATCCATCTCCTGAAAATAATTTAGGACCAGCTGTAGAACCAGGAGTTGTAGCTTCTAATCCAATTAAAACTGTTCCTTGTAAAAACTGACTAGCAGAAGCAGTTATAACTTTAAAATTATTACTTGTTATAGTGGTATTTACTATAAATGTATATTTTAATCCAACTTTTGCAGAAGGAAGAGTAAACACAATACCAGCTGCTCTATCAGATAAAACTACAGAACCAGATTGAGTTTCACTTAATGTTACAGTGGAACTTGACCCTGAAATTGTATTAATTTTATTTAAATTGTCAATAATAGTATTTAAATGACCAAACTTTGCTAAAGACATATCAGCTCCTTTTATTAAATTATCATCTGGTGATTTTGGACTAAATTTTTTCATTGTTATATTTTTTTAATTTGTCTTAAATAATTGAACCTAAGAAGAGTTGCCAGCTCTCTATGTGATCAGCATAGTGGGCATACCTTAGATTGTATACAGATGCTATCTGTATAGGGGGATTAACATTTTTTTCCTTTCATACTACCACCCATTTTCATTTTAGTCATTGCTGACTTAGGTGCAGAAGAAGAAACTACTCCTTTACCAGCATTCTTACCTACCATAACACCTTTTGTAGATGCAGCAGGACGACCACTAGTTGGAGCAGAAGATTTTGGGGTTTTTGGATTACCAGCCATGTTATTATAATTTTAAATTGTTTGTAAAATATGTTTTATAAATTTGATATTTTCGGTCTAAAGATATACAAGAATCTTTATATAAATAGTTTGCTATTTTTTTAGCATCTTCTCCATAATAAGAAACTCTGTAAAAATTTTTACCAGAAACTTGTGTTGGATACTTTTTATCAGTTTGAATTATTTTAGAACAAAAAAATATAAATTCAAATATTGTTTCAAGAGTTCCACATAACATTAAATGTTTCATTTTATCTTTAGTAAAATAAATACCCCCATCTCCATCTATACATCCTCTCCAAAAATCTTTGGATTGTTTTAATAAATCATGAGGAATTATAGAAACACTTTTATTATGTGTAAAACCTAAATCAACTAAACGATCTCTAATTTTTTTAGAATTAACTCTCATTCTTGAACAATCACCTTTACCTTTTTTAACATCTCTATTAGATTTTAGAAAAGCTTTAAATTTTTCTAAATGATCTATATCATTGTTATGTAAGGTTAGTTCAATAGAAGCTTCTTTATTTTGTTCTATGTGACCGTCTGTATATAACATCCCAATCCAATATAAAGCTTCACAAGTTAACTCATCAAAAACATTATGATCTATTTCAGTTTCATACCTAATGTGAGCCTGGTTTGAAAGATTCCTATATTCTACATCTTTAGATTTAAGAAATTCTCTTATAGTTTTACGTGTTAAATTTAACTCTTTTTCTATAAAAATTTGAGACTTCCCCTCCTGATATAAAGATAAGACTTTTTCAAAACATTCTTTTCTTTTTTCTTCTTGTTCTAGATTATAATCTATACCAACATTTGAAAGAACTTTTTTAACACTTGGTTGTGAGGAAGATGTTAACTTACATATTTCAGTTAACATCTTTCCTTCTTTGTACAACCTTATTATTTCTTCGGATTTTTCTAAACTTATTTTTTTCATTTGTATCTATTTAATACAAATGTAATCATAAATCATCAATAATCCAAATTTATTTTTATTTAAAAGGATCCACCAGTAACAGGGTTTCTCATAACTATTTTCAATACCTTAGTTGGATCTTTAACCCAGATAGCAGGCATTGTTTGAGTCATAAATACTCTATAACCATTGAAGTTACCAGAGCTTTGGAAACCTTGTGTTCTACCCATATAGTCCATTGTACCATTTTGATAGAACCATTTCAATTGATTATCCCAGCTTAATTTCAACAAGAAGATGTTGTCATTAGTATTATCTGTGATGTCAAAGATAATGAAATTATATGAACTTAATGGGAAACCATCAATAATTGGATTCTCAATATCATTTGTATGAACATTGTCAAATGCAGGGTTCAATACAAATTTAACGTTAGCTAAGAATGGGATGATGTAACTAGTGTATGCAAAACCAAAGTTTAATCCATACCTGTACCAGTAACAGCTCCTAGTTCATGAGCATTAAGAACTAAACCAGAATTAACTGCTTCTTTCTTAATTGCTTCATTAACAAGTTTCATACCACCCATACCTGTTTGTACAATCAAAGATCTTTGAGGATCTGGTCCTTTAAATTCAACTTTACCATTGAAGAAGTTGAAGATTTCAGATTTAAACAAGTCTAAGTTGAAAGAAGCTTTGTTATAGATTCTCTTATAAGAGTTATCTAATTGCTTCCAAAGACCCACTGATAAACGAATATCATCTGGTCCATCTTGTCTAACCTTACCACCTTGACCCCACATTAAGTAAGTTTCAATGTCATTAGCAATCTTAGTTAAGTGTGCTGCTTCTAATGTAGTTAAGAAAGAACGTGTAAGTTGACCATTAGCATAAGCTTTCTTTACATAGTCTTTACCCATTTTCTCAGCCATTGTTTCCAAGTTGGTAACAGATGGATCTACATTTTTGTCAAAGTTTCTCCACATTTCAATAACTGGGATAGTACCATCAGCTTTCATACCACCTTTCATCATTAAGTCTGCACGACTAGAAATAGAATAGTGTACGTGAGCTTCTGCTCCACCAACATAGTTATAGAATTCACGGAAACCAGCTGATACATTACCTAAATCTGAGAATCTTTCTCCATACTCTCCACGAGCAGAACCTTTTCTGAAAACTTTAGTACCAACTTTCAAATACTTATTGTCTAAGTATTTAGTGTTGTCATTGTTCACCAACTGTACAGTGTAGATAAAACCATCACCAGCTGGGATGATATCATCAACTGTAATGTACATTTCCACACCATTGTACTTGTCATAAGTGATAATATCACCATGACCAAATGAACGTTTGTTCAATTTGATTTTAAATGTTTGACCATCAATACCTTTAGTAGCATTACCTGTTTCAATGTCTTCAGTAATGTAAGGAAGATCCTGAGCTACAGGTATCTGCCATTTGTACTCACCACGGTTATTATCTACTGAAATAACATTCTTTCCACCAAAACTAGACATTTGGTATAACGGCATTTCTACTTTTTGAGCCATTGCCCATAAGTCCACTGGACCTAAATCTGTAGGTTCAGCTGATTTAAGGAGGTTAGAAAGGTGATAAGAGTCTACGTGTGAGCTTGTTTGATAATGGTTATCACGTAGAAATATACCATTATTTAAAACTGGAGTTGCCATAGGGCTTTAAATTTTAAGGGGTTATTAAATTATCTTTTAAAAATATTTTGAGGTTTACTTATTTTTCTAGGTTTATCTTGTTCTTCTTCCTGATAAGTAGATATGTTCTTACGAGACTGTTCAGTTTTTAATTGTCTAACTGTTTGTTCTACAGCTTGAGTTTTACCTTGTTTCATAAGATTACCACGGTATTCATCAGGGTTGGATAGTAACCAAAGAGCTTCTGCTATTAAAGGATAGTTAGGTTCTACAAATTGATACCTCTCTAAAAGATGTCCTAATAAGTTAGTAGGTTTACCTGATATAGAAGCATATTGTGGTTGAACCAATCCTGTATATAACTGAGCTTGAACTTTCTTATCCAATTTAAGACCATTAATTTCTGCTGGTCTTAAAGCTTCAAATACATTCTTCTGATATGCATCAGCAGCATTTTGTTGTTGTTGTTTTCTGTATTCTTGTTCCTGAAGTTGAGACAAAACAATTTTTTCCTGCATCTGATCAAGCTTAGGTTTAAACTGTTTAGCTTTCTTTTCAAGTGTACCAAGATCTTTCCAAGTTGTTAATTCTTCATCAATTTCTTCAGGTGTACCAAAGTTAGTAGCTTGTAAATATTGACGTACAATATGTTCTTGGTCATTATCATCAGATGGATCCATTTCTCTAACAGCTTCCACTTGAGCTAAAGCTTGAAACAATCCTTTTAAATCTTGTCCTCCATCAGCTACATATTTAGCAGCATATTGAAGTTCTTCTGGAAGAGACTGAAAAAACTCTTGTGGAGTAGAAGCAGCCACTTCATCTTTTATGTTATTAACATTAGCTTGCCAAAGTTCTTCTACATCTTTTTCTCCAAGTCCACCAAGATAGTCATCAAGAGATTGTTTAGTTTCATCATAATCATCAAAAGCAAACATCTCACTGTTCTCTATCCTTTTCTTTAAGAATTCAACTAATCCAGATTTTTCTGTTTTAGGTCTTCCTTTTTTAGGAGATTCATCTATTTCTGTAGGATCAGACTCATCTAAAATTTCATTTAAAGCTGCTTTAATATCATCATTACCTTCTACATTATTTGTTGTAGAATTAAATGTTTTAGCACTGTCTTTTTTAGAATCATCCTCATCTAAAAAATCTAGATTAACTTGTTTTTTACTGAAGATGTTGGGTTTAATTTCTGTAGGTTCTCCACTTGGAGTAACTATACTACTAGCTGCTGGAGCCCCATCAAATAAACTATCAATATCTAAATCTACTTGTTGTACATTTGTCTGTACATTTCCTTGATTAAATTCCATTTTTCTGTTGGTTTTTTATGTGTATCTCTACATTAATAATATAATACTTTAAACTATATAAATTTACATTTAGTTATTTTTAAATAACGAAGGTGTGGATTATAGAGCTATAATTATTTTTCTTTCTTTTTATCAGATTGTTTAAAGTCATATTTGTTCTTATTTTCTCTAGCTATCTGAAGTTGTTTATCAGCTATCTGTTGTTGAGCCTGAAGCTTCTCTCTTTCTATATTATGTTTTTCTTGAGTTTGAGCAGTTCTATTAATTTCCTTTTCACGGTCAAAATTCATAGCTTCCTGATAGTTCTGTTGTTCTTGAATTTTAGACATAGCATCTATATAATCAGACTGGTTATTTTTATTAAGATCAACCATAGCTCCCATACCAGAAGCTCTAATCTGAGCCTCAAGAATTCTAGCTTTTCTATCTTTCTCAGACTCATCAGCTTTAAATTGATTAGAAGCTTGTAATGCAGCTTGTTCAGCTTGGATTTGTTTATCCTGCATTTCTTGTTGATGTTGTTGTTCCTGTTGTTTCTGAGCATTAACTTTTTCTTCAGCAGATTTAAGAACACCTGTAAGTTCAGCAATAGACTCTGATTTAATTACATTACCTAAGTCATATATAGAAGCTCCTGTAGCATTATTAGTGAGAGCTAGTTGTTTAAGCTGCTCCATTATAGCACGAGAATTAGTTTTAGTTGTACAGAATATATTTAAATCTCTAAGAAGTAAATCTGTTCCATTCATTTGGAAATTTATCTTCTCATCAGCTCCAGTGATATATTGTAGACGTAAACTAGGTTTTTTAGAATTATAATATTGAGCTAAGTCAGTTCTCATCTGATGCACTCTAGGCATTAAGTTATCTGAGTGTTGTATAAAGTATTGTTCTGTTTGAGCATAAGAAGCATTAGCTGCTTGTTCCACCCCTGTAGCAGTTTGTTGTTGAGCAATCTGCATACCCATCCTTTGTTGATTCAATCCAATAACTTCAAAAGCTTGAGTTTTAAAATAGGTGGCTAATTGTATCCTAGATAGTAAACGTTGAGTTTGTTCTAAGTTCAACACTTGATAGTGCTGAAAATTAAGAGCATTCTCTGTATTAGTGATACTAGTGTCTAAAGGAAGCATTTGGAAGTTTTTCATAGCTACATAAGCTTTAGCTAGATTGTTCTTACCCCAATCTTCTCCCAATGAGTGACGTGGTAAAGCATTCTGATCTAACATAATAACTGTACCTAATTCATCCACAAGAATATCTGCTATCTGATTGTTTACAATGTTATATCCAATCTGAAATGGTTTCATTAAATCTACAAGAGATACTGAACGGGTATTTCTATCCCCAAATACAGATCCTTCTACAGGAAGTTTACATCCATAAACTGTAGCATCCCCTTTAAACTGAAAAGGTACACGTCCAGGTCTACCACCATTAAGTCCTAAATATATAGGATTTATACCTCCAGGATTATTCATACCCCAGAAAGCTGGTCTGTTAGGTCCAATCTTTACACCACCCCAAACTTCATTAATCCATATCCAATCTATATGTTCTCCAAACACTAAATTATCTTTAGTATTTTGTTTCCATATAGAATTATCATATTGTGGTTTGTCTGTAACCTTATATTCTTCTGATATAATATCTTGTATAATATCTCCTTCTGTAGTTATCTTAGTAAGGTGCCCAACTTTTCTTTGACTCTTCCAATAAATAGTTGACACTCTAAGCATATAACTTTTACCAAAATCTTGCAAGTCTTCTGAGTCTGAAAGTATCCACTGTACAATATCTCCAAATTGACTTCCAGCATCATATAAAGACGTAAACTGTCTATACCCCAAACTAGGCATTTGTGTATTCCATTCATGAGTTCTCTTTGGGTCATAATAGCTTCCATCATTTTGCATTCCTTGTATAGCATACCCAGCTGAACGTGCAGGATATATAGCTTCTAAAGCTTCTAATTGTTGATCATTCATCATCCATCCATACTTATCTACAACATCTGATATAGACATCATATCTAATTTACCCACCCAATTACCTTGGGATACATAACGTACATCAGGACTTTTATGGTAGAAAGTAAGTAGGGGATTCCATAGTTCCACCTCATAATCATCTTCCATCATATTAAAATGCCAGAACTCTCTATCTGTAATAAGACTATCTCTAAAAGCTCTTTCTTCTAATTCCTGCATTCTAAATCTTTCTTCATCAACTTTCATTTGATGATCAGCCCATTCTTCAATCATTGATCTATAATCTTTCTTAAAGAACTGTTCTATTTCAGGAAGGCTTTTAAGTTTTTCAGGATTTAATTGTTGTTGAGCTTCTTCACTAGATGGATCTAATCCCATCTCCATTATAGTAGCCATTTGTTTTTGTTGAGCCTGTTGTAATAACACCTTCTCAATCATTCCTCTTTTCTCTTCTAACATCTCATTATATGACATGTCATCAACAGCTCTAAACATTATTCTTGAACTTCTTTTAGAAAATTCATTTGTAAGAACATTAATTACATTAGGAATAATAGGATAGAATTTAAGCTCAAATGCTGATACATCTTCTTTAGTTAATGTATCAATAAGATCAGCCATCTCATTATCTTCTTCTACAATATAATCTTGTTTATCAATAATACCTTTAGCTAATTTATAATTCTTCATTAAACGTCTAGCATTACGTCTAAGTTGTTTCATACCCTGAAACTCTAACCAGTCAAGATTCCATGCTCTCCATTGATCATCCTTTTCTTTTTCTGGTACAAACTGAAATGGTTGGATTAAAGTTCCCATCTTGTTGTACTCAACCTTTGCCCCCTTTTTGAGATCTAATGCATTATATATCTTCATGATTATTAATTAGTTATAGTGTAAAATATTTCTGTAATAGAAGATGTAGCATTTGAATATACAAATTCACCAGCACATACATCTGAAAGTGTCATAGTGTATTCCATTATCTTATGTTTTTAAAAGGATTTCTTGATGGTCTCATCATTGATGACCCTGCTCTACCAGTCCCCATATGTTTAAAGGGACTATAGTTTAATTTACTAAATTTTTGTGAGTTATCCAAATGTATATTTGTAACTTCTGTACGTTTAGACATTCCTCTGTTAGATTGTTGTACTTTAGCAAAAGCTACAAGAGAACAAAATGCTACAAGTCTATCCACGTTTAGTCCATCTTGGTACATCTCCATTTCTTTTAATAACATAGGATCAGGGATTCTTTCCACTCCATATATTATTTTTATTATGTTTCCATTTACATCTGTTTCATGATCAAGCTCCTCTTGTAGATATTCTATACCATAGGAAAGAATGTTTCCTTTAAAGAGTGTACCAACGTTTTTCCAACCATATTCTTGGAATACATTTCTATTAGCTCCAATGTCTTTTAAAAATAACACCATGTCTTTTGGTACCAAATACCTTTGCTTTCTTTGAGAAATCATGTATTGTATAAACAAAGCTACGTTGTTCTCTACAAGTGTCCAGGCATTATACCATTCTATAAGTATTTCTAAACGTTCATGTGTTTTTTTAATATCATCAAATCTACCACACCAGCTTGCTACTATTCCATCTCTTTCTATATGACTTTTAACATCTCCGTTATCATCATCCTTTATAATCTCTACAGGATTTTTATATACATATATAGAACATAAAGAATCTGATGTATTTGTTTTACCCTCACTCACTGGATCCACACTAGCATAGTACATACCAAATGTTGGATTCTTACATGGACGTTCATACACACATATAACTCCTTCTTTATCTTCAGCTTTTTTATTAAAAGGAAACTCCATAATAGGAGCTTTTCTAGATTGTTTATCTATAATTTTACCTTCATCATTTCTTGTAAGTTCCAGATACTCAACACTATAGGTCTTTTCTTCTATACGTTGCATTTGTTTAGAAACCAAATGGGGAGGAAATATAGATTCTTTTCTTGTAGCAAAAGCTTCTTCTATATTAGTGGGTTTCTGAGATATACGTAGTTGGTACTGGTCTGGGGGTAAATCTTTATACCACTGTTTTCTTTCTTCTATTATAGCCTCTAAAGCTTCTTTAACTAAAGAGTTACCAGCTTCATCTATATAAGGAGGCATACTCCATTGTTCAGGAATAAACAGTCCTGTTTCTCCAATAGTTCCTTTCTTATCTATTAGATTAGTTTTAACAGCAAACATTCCATATCTGTGTGGGAACAACATCATACTCTTTAAGGGTTGACATTGTTCTAAATCACCCACAGATCCTGCTGCTATAAATGTACCAGTGGTCACCATACCACTCTGCATAGCTGGTCTCATAAACTCATAAGTGTCCATCATCTTAGGAGCAATACCTGCCTCCTCATGGAAGAAATAAGTTACAGGACCACCCACACCATTTGTAGGATCTTTCTCAAAAGATGTACCTGTGATGATAGACTTATTTCCTTTATAAGTGTCACGGTTGTTTATCCTAACTTTAATACGTTGCTGCCAAGAGAATATTTTATCTGGTTCAGATGGTCTATACCAAGCTGTATGTTCATTAAGGAAGTTTCTATATTCATTTAGCATTCTCCAAGAACCTTTCTCAGAAATGTAGTCTTTAAGGCTGGCACCTATTTTATTTACAGATCCTTCTTCAAACCAATATTGATTAATCAACTTAGCCATATGGAAATATGAAGAAGCTATCTGACGTTTCTTTAATATAGAAATATGTTTATAAGATAGTTCTCCTAACACTTCATATAAAGCCATATGGTATTGAGTGTCTCTTACATCAGCAAACCCAAACTTTTTTATTTCTTTATTATAAATAGGTAGGAAGTTTATCCACATGTAATAGTCTCTAGTGAGGTACCATGTTACTCCATTCTCTATGAATATCACTCCCCATCTACATTTAGCTTTTTGATCATTCCAATATTCTATAAAGTCTTTACTCTTTAAAGGAGCTTGACAATAGAATCCATAAGATTGAAATCTTCTAGCTTCATTATTAAAATGTCTAGAAATATTTACAGTGAAGTTATATCCCTCATCAGGACCAGCATCTTTAAATACTGAACGTACAAAGTCTCTAAGTTCTTCTCTAGTTTGAAATGTTGTAGTTCCCCATTTACCATCTGTCCATGTAGGAATTTCAGCATATAATTTGTTTGTATTAAGCATTAAGTATTTTTTCTATAAATTCTTTATTTCCTTTAACCTTATGTAATAAATCTAATAAGGTATCTAATTCTTTACTTCTTAGTATATCAGGAGATGAAAAATCATTCCAATATTCATTATATGTTTCACGTGGAATAGCTGCCCATTGATCTCTTAAAGAGTTATAATGAAACACCCAATCTTCTAAATAAGATTTTGAATTATAAAATGGTTCTGAATCCTGGTAAGTTTCTTGTATCATAATTTTAATTTTAAATAATTCCTTTAGATTTAGCAATAGGGTAGCCTATATTTTCCATACCTATTCTTATAGACTTACACATTTTTGTTTTAATCTTCTTAAGTTTTTTTTTAGTTTTTGTTTTTAACATTATAAGTTTATTTATTAGAAGCTTGATCTTTTAATAATTCATTAAATTGTTTCATTGCATCATTAATTTTAGTTTGATAATGTGATACAAATGATTCAAACTCAGGATTGGTTTTTTTCAAGTTATCTAAATTTGTAATTGACTCATTGAATTTACCTAGTATCATATCTACAGGTACTTCTCCTGTTTTTAATTTATCTACAACATCAGTGATAAATTTCTTTTCCTCTTCAGTTTTAACTGTAGGATCATTCAAATACTCATTTAGTTTTTCTTCAATTTCTTTAGAATTTTCTGTCATGTTTTTTTATTTTATAATTAATAATTATTGGTCATAAGCAAGATTTTGATTCCCTCTTACAGAAGATTGTTGTTCTTCCATTAAGTCTTTAAATACTCCTTTAAAAGATTGTCTTACAGCATCATACTTCTCAGCCATTCTAAGAAGAGCTGGACTTGACCCATCCCTACCAAATGTTAAAGTTTCTGTAGCCATACTTTTAGCCATGTTATCTAAGAATATTTTAATTCCATAATAAGCTCTAAATGTAGGAGTTTCATACATCTTCTTACACATGTTTAAAGCATGTATTATTTTATCATCATCTAAACTAAAGTCAGCATTTATTTCTCTTAATATCATAGATTCCTTATCTTCTTCAGGTATATCAAAGAATGGATTCATATCTGGGTTAGGACAAGACATATAAAAAATATACGTATATATCTGTAAATATTCATCTGGATACGTATCCATTATGTCTTTAAGAAACTTTAATGTATAACAATGTTCACTAGGAATCACCTTACCATTACTTATATCAAATATCCGTACCATAATTTTATTTTCTTTCTAATGAAATGTTTTTACAAAATTTTAATTCTTTATTATTCAATGTCCATATTTCCCCATCATCCATAGCACAAGTAAATAATAAGTTATGCTCTTGACTATAATCTATAACTAAGAAAGCATACCCCTCCATATTATCTGATATTCTTTTTATGGGGAGCATTGGGTTTAACTGGATTATCATTATTTACTATTTGAGGTTGTCTTAAAAAATCTCTATTTGAACTCTTCCCCATTTTTCTAAGAAGAGAATGTCCTCTTAGTTCATGATCATGCACCCATGTAACAATTCCTTTATGCTGATGTAGTTCTGTAAGATAACACTTATGTGCATTATTCTCTGGTGTAAGAAGTCCATCATCAAAACTATTAAGAAGGTCTTCTAATAATTTAATTTCATTATTCTCCATATTCAAAGTTTAAAATTTTTCCCACTAAGTCACTTCTGTGATTGTGCTTAAGTTTAACCCATTCAATGCCTTCAATCTTTTTACTAAGTTCTATAGCATAAGATAACCCATTAAAAGGATCTTTAATATCTGTTTGTTCATTATCTCCATTGATAATTATCTTACCATGTTTTCCAAGCCTAGTTAGAATAGCTAACATCTCAGCTTTAGAAAGGTTTTGGGCTTCCTCTACAATAAGAACATCATCAATAGTTTTACCTCTGATAAATTGTACAGGAAGAGCATTAACTTTTTTACTAGATATGATTTCATCTATCCTCACCTTATCATAACACTTAATTAAGTTCTCTTGGAAAGCTTCTAAATAAGGATCAAACTTTTCATTTAAACTTCCTGGTAGAAAACCTAATGAATGACCCACTTCTACAGCAGCTCTAGTAACTAAGATTTGTTCATATTGTTTTTTAAATAAAAAATCTAAAGCTGTTACAGCTGACACTAAACTTTTACCACATCCTGCTCTACCTGTAATAATAACTATTTGATTATCAATGATTAATCTTTTAGTATCTTTCTGTTCTTCATTGAGTGATATTTTATATTTAATTTCACCCTTTAAAACTTTCTTTTCTTTTTCCATTAAGATTTAACTTTTAGATTATGTTTATTATCTTCCAACCAATGTATAATATCAATAGTTTCTTTCTTTAAATAAGGCAAATCATATTGCACTACTTCAGTGACAATAGGATTACCATCAGTATCAAGAGCAGATATAGGGTTGTCAAACCTATCCCGTCCTGCCTCTTCAAACATGATGTGATGAATTGTAATGGTACCTGCAGTAAGCTTAGGATTATGTTTAAGAATAATAAACATATACATACTAAGCTGAATAGCATAATGATTAAGATTACAATCATCAAGATGATTGAGAGGAGAAGACATTTTTTGAGAAACACCTTCCCAATTAGTAAATCCTTCAAGTTTAATTTCTTTATTAGTTTTATAATCTGTTATATGTACCACCCCATTAATAACTTCCACTAAATCAGATTGACCACAGATGCCAGCAGATTTTAAATACACCATGTGTTCAGGGTAGACACCATTACCTATTTTTTGATTAGGTGAATATTTAATTCCTTCTTTCTCTATAGGTTTAAAAATAGGAACAGTGGTTCCATATCTTTCCATGTTCTCTAATCCACATATATCAGCTTCACGTTGGTTGTGATACCAAGTACCTAAAGTTGTAGCTCTATTAGCTTCAGACTTCCAAGCTTCTTTAATTTCTGCAGGGGTCATCCCATACCATTTACTCTTTTTACTTTTAGCCACTTTAGCAGCTATTTTTTCTGCATCAAATGGTTGTTTAAAGTTTGATATTAAACTAGTTACACTTAACCAATTAGTATCATCCCCACTTGTGTATTTGTGATTGTGTGCTGTAAATTGTAATATACTCATAATGCTAATTTTAAATTTAGTTGGTCTTCCTCTTGTTGAGAAAGTTCAGCATCCCAATAGTTATTAGGACAAGCAGAACTAAGACTTCTTGTTTTAAATGATAGTGAACATCCACATCCTCCTTTAAGTTGGTTGCAACATGGAGCAGTTCCTACCACCATACATCCATCCCCTGATTCATCATATAAATCAGATGGGCATAATCTACAAATCCTCATTCTCTCTGCAGCTATTTCTTCTACGTCCTCACGTTTAAATACACTATTAGTAATACCCTCTATTATCTGTCCTTTGTTTTTCCAAATAGATATTATATTATTTTTTAATGACATTGGTACGTTTTTTATGTAATTTAATAAAATCTTTTCTCTGACCTTCTTCCTTCATAACTTCTTTAACAGCTTTTAAGTTTAATAAGTTTTCCACTGTTTTAAATCTAGCTGTCATTTGCTGCAATCCTTTTTGTTTATTAGACTCTTCCCATTTTTCTAAAAACTTAATTTCTTCATCTAGCTTCCAATGCTTTACAACAAAATCTCCTAAATTAGAAATATGTATTCTAGAATGTTTCATACTACTAAGAGACTTTCTAACTTCTTGCCAGTAGTAGTTTATTACATCTTCTACAAGCTTATCAGGTATAGATAGTTCTTCAGCTACTACAGGAATATACTCTTTAGATTTTTTAGGTCTCAGCAACGTATACAAATTTAAAATTAAGAAGAATGTTTCCTACAGAACAAACCTTCATCTCTGGATTAATAAATATTTTTTTCTTATTCTTCCCTTCCTTTACAAGAAGGTTTTTCTTTTCCACCTTTCTAAGAGAGTTACGTACAGATTGAATAGAAGAAAATATATTCTTAGAAAAAGCTTTCTGACAAAAACTAGAAAGTTCTTGATCTCCTTCTATAGCAAGATAGGTGAGACAGTTTAAATCTGCTTCACTAATTGATATTTTATTTATATAACAATGTGTAAGTATTTGGTACTGTACAATTTCCCATTTATTCAACTTTGCTTTCTTATCTATTTGATTTACAATAGCCATTATAGTTCTAATTTAAAACTCATATAATCTTCTTTAGTGTTGTTCCAGTCTTTATATAAAAGAATAGGAACAGCTCCAAAGTTTTCAAATATTTTCCAGCTGGCTCCCTTACGGGCTTCCCCTATTAAATATTTAAATTCAGAATTAGTCCCCCACTCTATAGCTAGTTTTATAAGGTCATGACCTATTCCTTTTCTCTGATGTGATGGAAGAACAGTGAAACTATCTACATGTAGCACGTTGGTTGATTGCCACGATAGTAATACTTCTGCTATCAATTCAGAGTTTTCTTTAAGCCATATACCCTGGAAGTTTTTTTCCTCTTGTAACATATACAGTTTATATCCAGTGTCCCATCTAAGTTCTTTAGGATGTTCCTTTTCAAACTTAATGGTTTCATTATAATCCTTTAATTTATACAGGGGGGACATATTCATTCTTATACTTTTCTAAGTGTACGTTCTTTTTTTACTGGTTCTTCTTCTTTTGTTTCAACTGTTGATTCTGGTTCTTGTGTTCCTTGTCCAGGAATTAACACCTCATCTCCTAGTTGTACACCAGCCTCTACTAAGTCTGGGTTATTATCCAAATCTTCTTGAGTGATGGTATGAGGAATAGCTCCTTCTGGTACATCACTAGACTGACGTTGAGGGTTGGTGATCTGAGCAATCATACTCAAAGCCTTAAGCTCCTCCATTCTTTGTACTGCTAACCTAGTGTTAAGTTCTTGTAATTCAACTTGAACTTTCTTCACTTCAATTTGTTCAGATAGAAATTTAATAACTTCTTCTTTAGTTGGAGCTTGTTGCTCTGTCTGTTCTTTTTTCATTGTTTTTTATTTAAGTGTTAATACTTTTACTACATTCATTTGAGCATTAAGAATTTCTCCTATAGTATGACTATACAATTGATTTCTTAATTGAACTGTATTTATATTATGTCCATCATATGCATCAAATTGTTTCCAATGTTCATTTAATAAATCAGCAAGTTCTGCACACAGCTCTTTAGCTCTATTTACTTTAGGATCTCCACTAGGATTAAATGTTAGCCCTACTAATTTTTCTCCAAATGTCATTTCTCTTGTTTCCATTATTTTATTTTTTAATTATAAATCTAAATCATTATCTGAGCCTGGGATATCCTCATCTTCTGTATCATAATAAAATTCTTTATACTTCTTAAAGAACTCTTTATAAGGAGTGTCTATAATATATGTATCCCCTCCCTTAGTATATATAGATGTACACCCATATGCAAGAGCTCCCTCTTCATCTGATGTAAGTTTGGCTGCCTCAATACAATCCATATCAAATATAAAAGGCATCCATTTACCATTATCCTCTATACCAAGAGCCTCCAGCTTAGAGAGGTCTAAAGAAACACATTGTAAATTACATTCATGTAACATATTATATAGTTGTTTGTTGTTTAGGTGAAACTGAATACTTATTATAGTTTATATACTTACTCTTGTTATTCCCCTTAATAATACCAGCTACAATCATTCTTTCTGTTATTCCATCCCTTACATCAATAACAGGAATTATTCTTTTCATCCCATCCCTGTTTATACTTTCTCTATAATGGGAATCTGTGTGTGGAGTCTTACTCATAATATAATATACTTTAAATGTTTAAACTTAGCAAATTTATTATTCTAATTTATATACCCCTATATAAACTTATCCCCCCTTTATTCACATACATATTACACCCCCTCCCTCTTTTTTATATTAATTTTTTTTTGTAGAAAAAAGTTTGATGTTAGAGAATGGGATTACCTATTGGTCAAAACCCCCACTCCGTTTTGGTGGACAGGTGTGTCCCCCATAATTCATATTTATAAACGCATAAAACTTAACAAAATGCAAAAAGAATTTAAAGCAGTAGTAGAAACAGTATCTGATGTAGTGAAAACTAAAAAGAATGACAGCAGAAGTACATATAATGTATGTACAGTTAAATTTCTTAACGGTAGTCTACAAGGTAAAACTTACTTTGCACAACGTACTTTAACAAACAAAGACGGTGTAGAGAAGAAACCTGTTACCAAAGGACAAGAAGTACTTGTGTATTTATCACTTGTAGATAACAAACCGTTCTTTGAAATCAGTTCTGGTAGCAGTGATGTAGACAGTGCTGATGACATTATGGCTGCACTTGGGTTATAGAACCCAAACACAACACACACATATTAAACAATATGTGTGTGTTTTTTAATTGACCTTACAAGAGTCTACCAACAGATTCTACCTATACATATTTCTTTTATTTCTTAACACACTAAATTCATTTAACAATGAAACAAATTAATCTCACAATCAGAGAATGGTTCACCTTTAAAGAAATTGCTACCTTCATGTATGAGTTTACAGTTAATAAAGACTCTGTCATAATTAAGTGTGAAGCTCATTACTTAGAACCACTAGGTTACTAAACAAATTAAGACCTGTATAATATACATATATAAACTCATATAGACATATTTATTTTATACAGGTCTTTGTTACTATTTTAGCCTAAAAAAGTTGTCTCCAGCCTGTGGACATACCTGACTTTACTATTGATAATCAATTAGTTGTGTGTGAGGGTGATGATGGGTGGAAACACCTCAATCTATTCTATTAACACACAGAATGTGCTGAAAAAAACAAAAAATTTGTGGATGAGATGGCTATAACTCTTTAGAGATGAATAAACTCTTACAAACTTGTGGGGCTTCTATGTTATTTATACATTAGTATTATCAGTACTACGTATATATTCAAACACTCTGATAAGGTGTTAATAACAAGATGGTGCAGACTTAAAAATCAAGTAGTGCTTATATATAGGGATAACAGATACCTATTTATATAGCTCTTTAAGGCAGTGATGTCACAATTCTGTAATGTTGTACAAACCACCTCAACATTTAGTCTATAGGTTTGTGGTAAACCTAACTAACAATATCTATTTATCTATAAGGATAAATTAGATGCTTCTGATGTTTAGATGTTAGACCGTCACTTCTTATATGGTTATAAGGAGATACATTAGCAGTTTATTATTATTTATGACACATTTAACGGGGCTGAGACCACAGCCCAAAGTCTTAACTCAAATCCTTTGTCTGTAGGATATATACAGATGACAACAATTATGAAAAGTTTTAGAATTGAATGGGATACATTAAGAAATGGTCAATTCCCAACAGAACAAATGGAATCTTGTGGATTATCTGTATCTGTAACTAAGTTATCTGTATTTAAACAAGAGATAGAGTTAACTTCTACTACAGATGAAGATATTACACCATATTTAGCATTTGAAATAGGATGTTTAGTCACTGCTAGTGTTTATTCTAATAGATAAACTCCGTCTGATCAACGGGGGCTTAATTATAGTGGTTAAGCAGGAAAAGAGTTATGGGTAACAACCATAAATGTTGATTATGACTCAAACAAAAGGTGAAGACCATTCCTAGAGGGTAAAACTAATCCTATAAATCAACTGTAGGTATTCCCTGGAAGACTGGCTATTAAGGAAGCATAGTTAACACTCATATTGTCTGATGTATCAGAAGTGTTCTACCTTTTTACCAGTCTTTACGGAATAAAAGCAGTTGTAACAAATACTAGTTAGTAAGCATATAAACTGTGAAGGTTTATGTTGAAATAAGGCTGGAAGAGTGTTACCACAAAACTTGTAATTCAGAGGTCAAGAACCTGCTTACATGTTACAACTGAGTGCAGAGGGGAATAAAGTATTGTTGCTTTTTCTTTAACCAAGCAAACATCCAGTAAGTTACTGGCGTTGGGTCACCATAACAGACAAGTGACATTTTTTAAAAAACTTAATAACTTTGCAAGTTGTTGAGCACACCAGTTTCTTTGAGACCTTCTAAACAACTTTCTAAAATTATTTATATTACCTAGGAATCTGATATAAATAAGGGTACAATCCATTAAGTAATGATATAGGTATATTGCCGAACTGTTTAGAAATAAAACTCAAAGTTTTAGGTGTAAAACACAAACTCAAAAAGGATATGTCTTCCTTATAATAGACAGGAATGTTATGATTAGTTCAAAAATTGATTTAGATGAAATTGAACATTTAAAAATGGAACAATACATCAAAAGAATTGCAGAAATAAGAAGTGAAATAGAATTAACATATTCTAATCCCTCATTATCTGGTACAGCTAAAGATTTAGCTACAATTGCTGATCAAGAAGAAGAAATGAAGTATCAACAATAACTATTTGAGTTTAGGGGGAGATGTGAAAACATTGAACCCTAAGCTTTAAACTAATTCCTTTTGCATATTCTTCTTGATTAATAAAGTCCTGTATTTAAATGGGATGCTGGAATACCAGATAATTAAAAGAAGACAGTTGTAATAGATGGCTTATAGCAAAGTAACCTAACCATTTCCTTTAGGAAAATAAAAGTAGAGTAGGTCTAGACTTCCAATATTACAACTGTTTATGCAAAGGGTATAATATTTAATCAATTTTTAAAACAAAAAACAATGAAAATAATTTATGATAAGGATCTTTCTGGTAATCTAGCAGTATATATCCACTGTAAAACTGCTGGGGATTATTATGACATCAATAACAAAATGTATGTACACTCTGAATATGATACAGAATGGGATCAATTAATGGCTAGATTAGTAGAATTAAAATACTTTAACCATTATGACAAACAAGAATTAAAAAGTGCTGGTAATGTTATTATACTTCTTGAATTTATAAGCTGTTCTCAAAAAGATATGCTTATAAAAGAACTTAATGTTTATTTAGAAGGAATAAAAGACGGACATTGTATATATGAAGTTAAATTTAGAAATCTTGACAATTAAAAACAAAACAACAATGAAATATTCAAACACAAGAATGTTTATAGAATACATTCTAATTGCATTTAGTACATATCTTATTCTATCTTTGGTTATATCTATTATAGGGGGATTTAATTATAGAGAAGTATTATGCTCCACTAATCAAATCTGTGCTCTTATGTTTATTTATTGGTGGATTCCACTACCTAGAATGATAGATATGGAAAATGAAAACAACAATTTTATAACAAAAACAAAATAAAAATGAAAAAAGAATTAACTCTAGGACAAATTTTCCTAATTATGTTATTAATTATTGGTATGTGTAGCTGTAGTAGAACAAGCTGCCCTTCACATGACAGTAAATACTTCTATCATAATAGAATGTAATATGAACAGATTTATTCAATTTATTAGGCTAATTAAATACCTATTCACAAAATGACATTTAAATTCATTATACAAAAAATAAACAAACAATGAACACTATAAGACAATTAGCAATGCAATGGAGTAATAATTTACCACCAGCAAATAAAGATTATTTAATGTATATTTATTATAATATTAGTGGTAGAGATTTTTCTGATTTAACAGGTAGAGAAATAGAAAACATATTCTATAATGAGGTAATTCTAAAATGGTATGTTGATAAATTTGGTAAGATAGAATTTGATTATATTGAAGAAGAAATAGAAAACATCTACCTTAAAGAACATTCTAAAGAAGAACCTAAACAAGAAACTACTCTTGAAGATATTAAACTTGAAGTAGTTTTAGAAAGTTCACATTGTCAATTTTCTGTGGTTGAAAATAAATTAGCAACAATATACAGAAATCAAGAAAAAATATTAACAGCTATTAAACTATTAAACAATGGAAAATAAAGAAACACTTGAAGAAGCTGCTGAAAAGTATGCTGAACCATTTGACAATAGATTTTGGGTATCAGCAACATTTAAAGAAGGTGCTGAATGGCAAGCTGAAAGAATGTATAGTGAGGAAGATATGAAATCAGCATTTTTTAGTGGTGGTGATATGAGAGATATAGAAGAATTTAACTATTGGTTTAAACAATATAAAAAGAAATAAAATTATTTATAACAAACAACAAGAGAGACCCTCTTAAAACTGTATCAATGGAGAATGAATCATTCAAAGAAGTTGTATAATGGCTTAGAAGCTGTTAAAACAAGACGTAGAGCTGTTATTGAAAGACTGGACAGACAAATAGCTGCTGGCACTAAAATAGTGTCTAAAAAAGCCTCTAATGGAGTCAGACTGATTGCTGAAGAAGAATTAACAGAATCTGATGTTAAACGTATTAAAAAAGAACTATCTGTTCTTAAGGAAAGAATCTAAGGGATACCAGGCAAAAATGAGCTCTAAGTAATACCATTATATTATATATATATTTATGGTAATACTAGGGGCTCAAATTTGCCTGGTACCAAAACAGTAAAAAATCACATTAACAAACACAAATTAAATTTATTATTATGATGGAATTAGTAGCTATGTTAGCTAAAACAATGTCTTATGATCAAATTGTAGAAAAAATACAAATTGATATTGATGAGTATAAAGAAGCTAAACTTCTTGGTAAAGACTTAGAGAAAAGTCAAGATCTTTTAAAATTCACTTGTTATCTATTAATACTAAACACTATGGAAGGTGAAGCTAAAGATATTATTAAAGATATGGATAGAGTGAAGACACGTATGAGCATGTTTGAAGAAGGGACCAACAAGAACTAATTTTATAACATTAAATATTTATAGAAATGGAAATAATCCAAATACTTAATTTTTCAGAAGGATATACACAGTTTATGTCTATGGAAAGTGGTGTAGCTAAAAACATACAATTCTATAAGAATATATGTCATGCTACATTTAGTGAAGCTAACATTTTAAAAAAAGATGGATGTATTCATTATTCTTATAGCACTGTTAAAATACAAAAAACAAAGGATAGTTATTACATTAAACGTGTTGGTAAAGATGGTTTCACTATTGATGAAAAAGGTAAATTAAAAATATGGTTTAACAAGAGTGTATTCCAAATACCTTTAATTCAAGAAATATTCAAATATTTTAGATTTAATTGGTTAAATCCGTGTGTTATTCCTTATATTACTAAAACTATTCTTGAAAAAATGTTTGCTGGTAAAATAACTAATAATTTAGATGTTGTTAAACAATATCTTAAACTTATGAAAATTAAAGCCAGCCCTGCATTATTTTATAAACTGATCAATTTTAATTATTTTAGTAAACAAAATATATTACAACATATTTCTGTTGCTGAAAATGTTGATAATTTTATAAAATATGCTCTTTTTATGAGTAGTAAAAAGTATCCAGTTAGAATACCTGAAGAAGTAAAAGAAAAAGAAAGTATTATATCAGATATGATAAAGGAAGCACAGATTTTAAATAAAAAGATTAATTATAACTGGTCATTATTAAGACTGAAAACAGAACATAGTAAATGGACTAAGGAAATAATGAAAGCAGAAATGGATCTTTTAGAAGATGTGTCTGTACCAAATGCTGATATCATTGATAAATATACACCTGCAGAATTTAAACTTTTAAAAACACAGAAAGAAGTTTTTGTTGAAGGTACTATAATGAATCATTGTTTGTATACAGCATATTGGCATAGTATTAAAACTGGTAGATATTTAGCTTATCATGTAAAATATAATAATGAAGAATGTACTCTTGGTTTAACTTTAAATGTTAATAATGATAAACTAGATGTTACATATCAACAATGTTATTTAGCACATAATAAACTAATTACACCAACTATGAAGAACTTTACAACTAGTTTTGTTGAGGATTTAAACCAAAAAATTAAGACAGAAAAAATTATTATTAATCAACCTGAAACATCTGAAATGTCATGGGTATAACAAAAAATTTATTTATGGAAGAAAGAGAATTTCCCCCACATATAGAAGAACAAAATGATGGGAAAAAACTATGGATTATAGAAGACTATAGAATTTGGGCATTTAGTTATGAACAAGCTCTTGAACTTCTATCTCTTATTAAATCATTTTAAAAATGAAAACAATGAATTACATTAAAGAATTATTTTTTGGTGTAAGGGCTCAGGGACAACGTGTTTCTGAGCCTATGTTACCAAAAGAAAGACCTATGAATGATAAAGATTTTAATCAATGGTCTAAAAAGTTTAACGTTGGTGCAAGGTATGGACACAGAGGCTCATTTTATAACAATTAATCAATATGAACAAAAGAAAAATAGACTATTCTAAGTCTTATAAAAAAAAAATTGTTCAACAAATAGTATTTGATAGTTTTAAAGAAAGAGGATTTACACAATTAATTGGACTAGCAGGTCCAAATATTACAGACTATCTTTCTTTTGTTAAATCTAAAGGAATAAAACAAGCAGAAGTGTATGAAAGAGATTATATTAATCTCATCTACCAAATGCAAGATTTTAAACCACCAATCAAAACCACTGTTAAATATCAAGATATATTACATGCTGATATAAAAGAAAATGTAATATATGATCTTGATTTTTGTTGCACTATTACAAATGCAGAAGAGCATATAAAAAAGTTTAAAAAGAATGCTATTTTTACATTAGCCTTAAGAGGTATAGGATTAGTGCCTACATTGGAAAAATTTTGTGAATTAGTAAGCAAAATTAAATCTAATATACATTTAAATGTACATCAGACACCTAATTTCAAAATGCATTTAATGTATTTTGAAAAAACATCATACACTGTGTATCATTATTGTGATACTAGTGCAATGATTGTTATCAAACCAAATTTTTAAAAAATCAATTTAAATTAAAAAAACATGAGAAAAACAGTAAAATTTTATTCAGAACAAGAATCAGAACAAGTTAGAGAATTTGCAATGACAGGATTACCAGTTAAAGGACTAATTGAAGATTTTTGTAGAATAAGTGATAGATCTTTTCATTCAGTGGCATGTAGAATCTATGAGATAAGAAATAGACTTAATATTCCTAGAAATATTAAAACAGGAAAAACAATAAAAGATGTTAAAACTTCCAAAGCTGAATTAACACCTGTAAAAGATCAAAGTAAAGTGAACATAGGCATAGGAGAATTTAATATCCCAATTAAAAGTTGGGGAATTACTCAACATAAAGACGGATTTTATTTTAATGTAAAGTTCTAATAATGAATCCAAGACTTAAAAATGGATATGGAATGGTCTCTAGCTCTGTAGTTAGAGACCCTTCTATTTCATTAAGAGATAAGTGTCTTTATGCTTATTTAGCTAGTTATGCTGATACAGATAATACACTTACAGTTAGTGTAAACAAAGCAGCCTCTGAATGTAATGTAGATGTTTCTACAATAAGAAGGATTATAAGCCAGCTTAAAAAAGATGGTGTTATAATTAGAGAATCTAGAAAGACTGGAGAGTCTTATAAAACAATTTTAAATAAATAAATTAAAAAACAAAACAAAAAAACAAGTTATGGACTTAAAACAAACAAACAATTTAGACCTATCTATTAATAAAGATGATTTAATAGATATAATGATTGATAACAAGCTTACAGAGCTTGAAGCAGAACTTAATGTGGTTACAAATAAGAAAGAATCTTTAGATAAAGTAATTTCAAATAATCATAATGAAGTGGGTGAAAAACATACTAAGTATTTGTTAAAGAAATATTTACCAAAAACTATTGTTACAGATGAAGTTCCTGTTGTTAATGCTACTTATTATTCTAATGCTACATTAAAATTTAAATACTCAGAGTATGATGTTGTAATAAATAATTGTGATTGTAGAGATTTATCAGCTTTTAGTAAAACTAAAGAAAAAGAAAATGAGAAGTTAAGAGAACAAATTAAAGAATTGAATACTAAAATTGCAGAAATTAATCTTGAAATAACTAATATTCAAAAATCTCCTAAACGTTTAAAAGCTCAAATGCTTAAAAACTTCTTAGGAACTTCTAAAGATGGACAACAAGTGTTGGAATTAATTAATTCAAAAACTAAAATTACTGCTAAATCATTATTAGCTGGTAACTAGTAACATAATTACACGATTTAGGGAGCCGTTTTAGTATAAACTAGAATCTTGGAGTCAAGCAATGAACAATAGTAAAAGTATATAGCCTGCAAAACTGTTGTGTATGTTTTTTATTAAGTAATCAAGAAGACTTTAGCAGAATTATGACACAGAAAAAACGTCCCCTAAATGTGTAAATAATTAAAATAATAATTAAAAAACTAAAAAACATGAGAAAATTCAGAGTTTATGACACTTTTAATGATGGTGGTGAAACACATGATTATGATGTAACTATTGAAGACACTGATAAAGGTGATAAATACACTTTATTTAGAAGTAATGGTGGTAATTGGGCTGATGATTGTAAAGGAGAAGAAATGTTTTCTTTATTAGATACAGGTAATGGAGTTATATTTCCTAAAAATATTTATTCTAAAGACGTAGATTATCATACTTTAGCTGAGTTGTTTGTTCTGTTATCAGTTATAAACAAAACAGATCCTTTTCCTATATATGGAGGCAGGGTAGAAGAAGTTATTGAATCAACTAATTTTAATATATAACAATGGATGCATTTTCATTAGCTAAAGGACTCCACAATATTAATATGGCTCTTATGTATTTTAAAATTGTGAAAATAGATTGTGAAGGACAGGTTAAAAATAGCTTTAATGGATATATAAACAAATGTGAATATATCATTAATGATGTTAAATCTAGTTTAGGAAAAGAAATACGTGATGTATTTAATGAAGAATTAAGAGATTCTTTAGAGATATTTGATATTAATGATAAAATATTACATTTAAACTCTGATCAAAGAGTATTGATTGATAATATTTTAGATGACATTATCAAAGGAAAAGATGTAAAAATTATTGTAGAAGATTAAAATAAAAAAAATGACTAAAGAACAAATTAAAATGGTAAGGGAAGACTATTTAAGTTTTATAACAGGAACTGTACAAGAACATGGAGAAATAGGAGCAGCAATTGCTGTATTTGCTGATGTTATTGATAGTAAGGATGATAAGCCAGCTCTTATAGAAATTCCTATACCTAGTGAGTTTTTAAAAGATGATAGCACTAAAGAACATTTTGTTGAGAGAGTTCTTCCTGATCTCATCAAGGAATTTAAAAAACGTTTTGTAGCTCATTCTGTACTTTGGACTTGTGAAGCTTGGTTAAGAACAGCTCCAAAAGAAGAAATAGATAGTATAGAAAACTATAAAGATATTCCTATTAAGACTGAAGCTATTGTAATAATTATTGATTCTAAAGATGAAACAGAAGCTGTAATTTATGAAATAGTACGTCCTGCTTTATCTGTTTCTGATACTGGGGAGTTAGTAGAAAAAGAACAAAAGAACAAAGTTGAGTTAGTAGAAATGCCAGAATTATGTAGTGTTTTTAAAGACGAAGGTTTTTCTGGTAGATTTTCAAACCTTTATAAAAAGTTTACTGATTAATGAATTTAAAACATCTGTTTGGTCCTTACATAAAAAACTTAGAAAAAGAATGTGATGACTTGAAAAAAGAAGTTAGTGATATTAGAATGAAGCTTGCAGAAAAACAAGAACATATTAACACCACTAATAAATATTATAAAAAGAAGATAAAAGAACTAACTAAAAATTAGTTATAGCTCTATAATCCATGGAATATGTTGGTTTTGAATTTTATATAAATTTTTTTTATTATTTTTATTAGATAAAATTAGATAAAATGCATTACCAACTTCCTAATGGACGAGTGATAGAAATGAGTACTGAACAATATTTTGAAATGTCTGATGAAGAATTAGAATACTTAATAGCCTTTAATTATGGGGATTTAATAGAAAACCCCTGGCACGGTTCTATATTGAACAAGATAGATTTAACAGAAGATGATGTTAAAATATTCAAAGAACTCACAGATATACCTGATTTGGAAAAACTTTCAGATTTAGATATAGACTTTGAAGTGGATGATTAAATATTTCAATTATGGATAAAGTTGTAGTAGCTGGTGATAGTAATAATAATATTATTATACAATCATCAAATAATCCTGAGTATGGATGA